CTGTATTGTATTTGAACGAACTTTCCTATTACGATTCCAATAATCGTAGAAATCACACAAATTTTTTAATAATGGCAAACAAAGATTTATTCAAGCAAGCTATTGCTGAAGCTAAATCTATTAGAGAAGCCGCTATTGCTAACGCTAAAGAAGCTTTAGAAGAGTCTTTAACTCCGCACTTAAAAGATATGTTAGCTGCTAAACTTCAAGAAATGGAAGATTCCAAAGTTGAAGAAGAAGTAGTAAACGAAATCGAAGAAGAAGTAGAGGAAGCTGTAGAAACTACAAACGAAGAGTCTGTAGAAGAAACAGTTGAAGAAGAAGTATCTGAGGAAGTTGAAGAGGGTATGCACAGCGACGACGAAGATAAGATGGAAGAATCAGAAGTAGCAGAAGCCGAGGATGACTCAGAAGAATCTGAGGACGAAGCAGAAGGCGAAGAAGAAGCTGAAGCCGAAGAGGAGGATGAGGATATCGAAGTTAAAGACATGGAAGTTGATGACTTGAAAAACCTTATCAGAGACATCATTGCTCAGGAAATGGGTGACGGTGGAGAAGAAGAGCTAGACGGTGCCGATATGGATGCAGGTGCAGAAATGGAGCCAGCAATGGACGACATGGAAGCAGGTGCTGAAGATGACGAAATCGATCTAGACGAATTATTAGCCGAGTTAGAGTCAGCTACTAACGAGGAAGTAGAAGAAGAGGTTACTGAAGAAGTAGAGGAAGAAGTAAACGAAGAAGTAGTAACTGAAGAAGAAGTTAAAGAAGAAGATAATTCTGAATTAACAGAAGCTTTAGCAACTATTGAAACTTTACAGAATCAATTACAAGAAGTAAACCTTCTTAATGCAAAATTAATGTATGTTAACAAAGTATTCAAAGCTAACAACCTTAGCGAGAGTCAAAAAGTTAATATCATCGCTGCTTTCGATAAAGCTGAGACAGTTAAAGAAGTAAAATTAGTATTCGAAACTGTTTCTGAAAGCGTAGTAACTAAAAAAGCTACTAAAGTTAACGAAAGCAAATTAGGTATGGCTTCTAAGCCAACTGGAACTACTGCTACTAAACCAGAAGTAATTTCAGAAGTATCTGATGCGGTTAAAAGAATGCAAAAATTAGCTGGTATAATTTAATAACAATAACTTTTTTTAAAACTTAATTTATCATGGAAATTAACAACCTATTAGAAAGCGCGAACGGCTACAAAGCCCTTCAAGAAGACGCTAAAAGGTTAGCTGATAAGTGGGGTGCTTCTGGATTGCTTGAAGGATTAAACGAAAAAGAATCTGCTAACATGTCTATCATGTTAGAGAACCAAGCAAAACAAATCGTAGCTGAGCAATCATCTACAGGTACTAACGCTATCGGCGCTGCAGGTGGTGGATCTGAGCAATGGGCAGGTGTTGCTTTACCTTTAGTAAGAAAGGTATTCGCACAAATCTCATCTAAAGATTTCGTCTCTGTACAACCTATGAACCTTCCTTCAGGTCTAGTATTTTACTTAGACTTCAAGTACGGTACTGCTGGACACGGTCCTGCAAATGACTCAAGCTTATACGGAAACGTATCAGTTGTTGACAAAATTGGTGTAGATGTTGATCCTTCTGGTGGTTTATACGGTGCTGGTGCATTCGGATACTCTATCGCAACTGGATCTGCTACATTAACTGCTAACGCAACAGGATCTGCAGATTCTGGATCTATCGACTTTGACGATGATTTAGTACCTGCTGAATTCTTTACTGTAACTGTAGCAACTCCTTCTGGAGCTGATACTGACGGTGTTAGAGCATTTAGATTATATTCTGGTTCAACTGACATTACTACTCACCCTAACTTAACTTATGTTGATGGGTCTAACGTAGTATTCGTTGTATCTGGATCTGCTACTGCTGCTACAAGCATTACAGGAGAATTAAAATATCACGTAGCACCATCTGACAATTCAAGAGGTGACTTCGAAGATAATCCTGCTGGTTCAATCAATATCCCAGAAATCAATGTAGAGTTAAAATCTGAGGCAGTTGTTGCTAAGACTAGAAAGTTAAAAGCACAATGGACTCCAGAATTCGCTCAAGATCTTAACGCATACCACAGCATCGACGCTGAGGCTGAGTTAACATCTTTATTGAGTGAGTATATCTCTATGGAGATTGATCTTGAGATCTTAGATATGTTGATTGG